GACTCGAAGGACAAACTCGCAATTATGATGGGATACGAGTGTTGTTGGGACCAGAAACTTATCGAAGCTGTACATCGAGAGCATTCTCTGAAGTTGATAGAATCACTGTCAAAGGAAAGAACGAGGCCGTCACCATATACACTCCAATTTGATTTAAGCGACCCACCTGGTCCAGCAGAATGGACAACCTTTGTATTATTTCAAGCACTTGATATATATTCCACAGTACAAGGAATGAAATATGATTGTGTAAGAGAAGCAAATCCTATCTATGGAGAAAAACCATCAGAAAGTAGATTAATATGGACCAAAGTTGCTTTGATTACTCCTGCTGTTGAGTATGATTTAAAACGAGGAAATTTAACCAAAAGAAGTATGCAGTCAATGAATAATATAATGCTTCTTGTATTATATAATAATTATCACGTCGTAAATAAAGCCAAAAGATATTGCACGAAACGCGGTTAAAACTGCTGACATAGTGATTGTTGTGTAATTATTTTCATTTTTTTCACAAAAACCGTTTACTTTTACAGAGAATATGTTATAATATACATATAAATTGATAAGGAGAAAGGATGAAATTACAAGAATTATTAAACCCAGAAAGATATGACGCTATCTCATATGACCACAGTGGAAAAACATATGATGGATATGTCACTAAAGTAGAAGATGACTATATCGAAGCAAGAGTTTCTTTACAATCAATGTATAGAAAAAATGTACATGATGAACCAGTATGGAATACTGTTATTTTGTACAAACAAGTATTCAGAGGACTTAATGTACAGTTTTGGTTTGATGGTCAAGGATGTGATAACAGTGCTATAGGTATTTCAGGATATTGGGAATCATTAGCAGATTTTGTAGGAGCTTAATTATGAAAATAATATTTGACGTTGATGGAACTTTAATGAATGTCGAGCATAGAAGACATTTTGTTGAAGGCAATAATGACTGGGCATCATTCGAAGCTGAAACAGTCAACGATACTAGAAACGAGCATATATTCGAAATAGCTGAATGTATGAAAGATGCTGGTCACTCAATAGTTGTTGTATCTGCAAGAAAAGAAAGACAAAGAGATATAACTGAAAAGCAATTAGCTGCAACATGCGGTAAATTCTGGGACTTTATGTTTATGAGACCAGATGATAGCTTTGAGCCAGACCATCAGTTCAAACAAAGAGTTTTAGATGAGCTTATAAAAGCTGACTGGAAGCCAGACATGGTATTCGATGACAGAAATCAAGTTGTCGACATGTGGAGAGCAAACGGCATTCCATGCTTACAAGTTGCACCAGGAGACTTTTAAAAAATGACAAACAACACTTTTCTGCAAATTATTTTTAAAAAAAGTGAAAAAAAACCTTTACATTTGCAGAAAAGTATGTTATAATATACATATATTCAAAATTGATAAGGAGTAAGAATATGAATAAATTAGTAATCAACACCCAATACATGGAAAACTATGGGGACTTAGAGTCACCTTACATGAAGTTCAAGGGTGGTAATACCTACGTAATGTTTAACTGTGGTGACCTCACTGAAAATGAGATTGCAACTATAACAGCTCAAGTGAGACCATACATCACTAACACTCTCTTAGAGACTAACGGTGGATGTGAAGAATACATTATTGGCAGAGCTGAAATGATTAAGCATAACCAACCTCATGCTGAGTCTTGGGAAGCTGTGACACAATTTAACATAGCACCTAATGGGCAAGTTAACTTTGTTAAAGTCACTGACAATCGTGAAGATGGTTGGATGAAAAAAGAAATCTTAGAAAGAACTGAGTCATGGACTGGCGATATGTCAGACACAAAACGTGCAAATTATAAAGATGAGTATCTTATGGAAGATGGTGACCTATTACTTCAAAAAGAACTGGGCGACTGGTTTGATTTAAATGCACCTGAGCCAGAAGTAGAATTACCAAGAGACATTATATTTTAAGGAGTAGATAATGGATAGATATTTAATTACAACACAATACTATATTTACGCTGATGACGATAAAAAAGCAAAATCACTAGCTAAATATATTCAAGGCAAACAAAGAAAACAATATGACAATCAATGTCATGTGACAGAGCTAGTTTCTGCTCCATTTGGCAGACTTGGCTCAGATGAAAATTTAATTGAAGGAGAATTATTATGATAAACGGATTCATGGACATAGGACCACAATTCGATAAGCTTGTCGGATTGCTTGAAAACCTAGATAGTAAGCTAAATGATATTCAATCTCAGGTTGATACATTAGACAGTAGAGTTTCTAATATCGACAGTATAGAAAGCGATATTAATTCTATACAAAACACTGTAGATAATATTGAATCGAGGATTGACTAATGGCTAAAACATTTGACGAATTTAAAGCAGAGTTATTGAAAATTAAAGAAGAATTTGAATTTCAAGACACTATTAAAAAGCTTGATGAACGTAAGAAACAAATCAAGGAGGAAATGAAATTGCATAAAAAGCTGACTAAGTCAGTTAAGAAAGCTGGTAAAGATATGCCAGGCTCTCTCGATTTCAATACTCCAGAAAACATGTATTATTCTGATAAAGAAGTCAGTAGATTTCTAGAAGATACATCTTATATGGATGCATATAATGCATCAAAATTAGACCAGGAGTGGAATTAATGGAAGCAACATTAAGTAGAGATGACTATAGAACTTTCACTGAAAAAGTTCAAGTCTTAGAAAGTAAGGGATATGATTTACCACACATGGTAGAACATGTCAGAAAAAACGATACATTTATTGTTACGATTCATGGCAATCATGACATAGATGTTTTAGATGGATTGACTAATGAGAAGTAGTAAACAAATAATAGATACTCTTGCAGCAGTTAGAGACAGAGCTCAAGACCCAGACTTTAAATTGTTATGGGAACAAAAGAGAACTGAATATATTCGTAAAATAACACCCAACGTACCAGCAGGTGGAGATTTGCTGAATGGTTGGCCTGATGATGGAGAACCTGATTATGACACAGTATGAAGATAGAGTCGAACAGCAAAGACTGAAGTTAAAAGCTGAAGAGTGGGCAAATGGAGTTAAATGTATACATGCTCATAGTTTAAGTTCTATGTGGTATGATGATAGACCACAAGATACAGCTGATGGTAAATCAGTTGTTGATAGAGAATTTAATAATGGTAAAGTTGAAAGAACTTTAGAAAATGGACAAGTCTATATATTTACAAAATATGAATTAAAAGGCGATGCCTTGATAGGTGCATACACTCAAAATAATTAAAATAATCCTTTACATTTACAAAAAGGTATGATATAATATACATTATGAAAGAATATTTAGTAGAAACAAATAACCACAACGGCGGCATACAAAAAGTATATAAGTTTCCTAATGGTTATGGAGCAAGCGTAATTAGACACAAAGGTTCTTATGGTTATTCAAAAGGCCTATGGGAATTAGCTGTTTTAGAAGGCGGTGAGCTTTGTTATGATACTGAAATTACTGATGATGTTATTGGTCATTTAAATGACCCTGAAGTTGATAGATTATTAAGGAGAATCCAACAGCTATGAAAAATAAAAAAAGACGTCCTGTGAGTACGCTAACTCATACATCAAGAGAAGTTGCTATTGATTTCCTAAGATGGAGAGAAGAGCAAAAGAAAAAATCAATGATTGGTCATAATGGAGGTCCAAAGTAATGGGAGTCACAAGTCATTATATGGGCTCACTTAGGTATTCACCATGTGGCCGTAAAAGAAAAAATCATGCTGCTAATCCAGTAAGAAAAAAGCCAGTTGAGTTTAAAACAAGTCAAACTCAGCTTAAAAAAATTAGAAGAGTACAGCAGCAACAATATAATTCTTTAATGGAAGAATATATGAAAGACGGTACATATCATCTGATACCAGGCGATTGTACTAAAAAAGAATCACCAAAGTATACTGGCACCTTAGTAAAAGGTATTGCCACTATGCATAAATCAAATGCTGTACCAGTTATATCTCAAGAAGAAGCAACTGATATAGCTAATATGAGAAGAAACTAATGGAATATATTATAATAATATTAACTGCTTGGTTTGCATATATGAGCTTTCATTGTGTAGAAGAGCAAAGACGAGGTAAAAGAATTCCTTTACCTTGGGAAAAAATTAAAAGAAAAATTTTCGATAAATCAGAAGTAAAGTATAGGGATGGAGATAATACTTAATTTTTCGGCTGAGTCTCACCAATGCAACTCCTTATCACCCGCAGAGACTCGGCCATCTTTTTTAAAAAAATCGTTTACATTATGAATAAAGTATGTTATAATATAGATATATACATTGATAGGAGTTAGTATGGCAAAAAGAAGATTAAAAAACGCTGATGAAGCATTCATGGGACCACAACCAAGTTATGGAGTTCATAACCCAGTTCCAACAAGTGAAAAAGATAGAATGAACGAATGGATGAAAGCTACTCGTTGGTTCTACTATTTCGAAAACAAAAAACAATCCGCAGAAACTGTTCAAGTATACTGCACAAGAATTCTTAATTTTAATAAGAAGCAAATATCCAATCTTAAAAAATTACCTGATTGGAAATATCGTATGAAAGCCTATCAAGCAATTGCTATGCAAAATGCTGGATGGACTGGTTATCCTTTAGATGAAAGATTAGAAACTATTAATGAACATCTATGGGCTATGGAAAAAGAAGGCGCAAAGATTAAAAAGGAATTAGATAAAAAACCTAAAGTTGTACCTATATCACCAGCTGTTAGAATGAGAAGAAAAGTATTAGATACTATTTACGCTGATTTTGATACAATGGTTGTTGATAAGTGGATGGAAGATAAGTTTGATAAGAAAGAAGTTATATTCCCTACTTATAGTTTATTACAACTACATAAAATAAAAGGTGCAGGTCTTAACATGTTTAGAGATTTAGTTCAAGCTGAATATGATGTAGTATCTGACGCATACCATAAAAAATGCGACCAGGCAGTAGAAGCATATTCACACATTACAAAAGGTAATAAAAAGAAAATGCTTGACCTTATGGATAAAATCTTTGAAGATATCGAAAGAATGAGAACAAATTCTAAAGCAACTCGTACTAGAATCAAGAAGCCAAAAACTTCTGATAAACAAGTTGAAAAATTACAATATATGACAGAGAATGTTGATGCTAAATTAATATCAATTAATCCTGTATTAATACCAGGTAAAAACAAACTTTACATATATAACTGTAAAAATAAGAAGTTGCAAGAATATGTGACCACATCAACAAGTGGATTTGAAATATCAGGTACATCAATTAAAAACTTTGATAAGAAACTATCTAAACAGTCAACATTGAGAAAACCAGATATTGTATTACCAGATGTTTTAACTAAGACTGAAAAGCAAATTGAAAAGATTTGGAATACATTAACAACAAAAATTGATAACCCTACAGGCCGAATAAACAAGGACTGTATTTTATTGAGAGTATTTTAGGAGGAAGATATGCTATCAGTAGGAGATAAATTCCCTGCCTTCTCACTGCAAGGAATTGATGAAAAAAATGAATTTGTGAGAGTTGAAGTAAGCGAAGGATTTACACCACATAAAAAGGATTGGTCAGTCGTTTATTTCTATCCAAAAGACTTTACATTTATTTGTCCAACAGAAATAGCTGGCATGGATGTTTTAACAGAACATGCTAATGTTATTGGAATAAGTGGTGACAATGAATTTTGTAAGTTAGCTTGGAAACAAGATAATCTAACAATTGGAAATATACAGCATACTCTTGCTGCTGATTGTGGATTAGGTTTATCCCATAAACTTGGTATTGTTAACGAAGAAGAAGGTGTTCCATATAGAGCAACTTTTATCTTTGATAAAAAGAGAGTAGTACAACACGTATCAGTTAACGCTTTAGACACTGGAAGAAATGCTAATGAAGTATTAAGAACTTTAAAAGCTTTACAAGCTGGTGGTCTTACAGGGTGTGAATGGAATGAAGGTGATGAGTTTGTCGGATAATCCATTAGAACAAAAGATAATGACAAAAAAGAGATTCTCTGCAGCAGTAGAGTTCTTGGTTGCTAATAACAATTTGTCATACATTGATGCAGCATCATACGTGGTAGAAGAAAGAGGTATGGATTATAAAAATCTTAAAAAACTCTTAACACCATCTCTTAAACAAAAGATTGAAGAAGAAGCAGCAAACTTACATTTAATCAAAGGAAAGAGAGGTAATAAACTACCTGTATGAATGACCCTTTTGAATCTTATAAATTATATAACGCACTTAAATTACATTTCGAAACAGATGGATATGATGCGATTAAATATCATTTTAAGACTTCAGTAAAGCCTACATCATTCTTTAAACGAAAGGATAAATTTTTCTTTGCCAAGTTAGCAAAAACATATGAATCTGAATTAAAGGAATTCTATATTGCTAACTTTAAAAATGACGTTAAGTATGTCGGTGATATGCTTAACGAAGGTGGAGAAAGATATTATAGAGACCATAAAAAAATTATGGAATCTTTAACGTATCAGTTTCAAACTGATATAAATAAACTAAATGATATGGATGTATCATTTGATTCTCTTTTAGAAGCAGAAGAAAACAATCATCCATTGATTATAAAACTTTGGATGCAAGATGAAATACTACTGGAAACAGTGGTCATCTTGGATTCAATACTTGGATTTGTAGAACGCGAAAACAAAAAGATTACGGACACTATTATTTGGCCGGACATCTACAGAAAGATTATGAAATACAAACCATTTGTAAAGTTTGACAGAGATAAATGTTTAAATTTATTAAAAGATACCTTTACAAAAACATAGAAATATGTTATAATAATATATTATATTATGGATAAAGTGGATAATTCAGTAATACATTGTAAATACGGAGAATAAAAATGTCACTAGAAAATCTAAAGAGCATGCGAGGCTCATCAATCGATAAACTCGTAAAAGCAGCAGAAGCTGTATCTTCAGCAAAACCAGAAACTAACAACTACACAGATGATAGATTTTGGAAACCAACGAGAGATAAAGCAGGAAACGGTTATGCCGTAATCAGATTCTTACCAGCAAAAGATGGTGAGGACTTACCTTGGGTAAGATATTGGGACCATGGATTTAAAGGCCCAACTGGTTTATGGTATATCGAAAACTCTTTAACTTCCATTGGACAGCAGGACCCAGTATCGGAGCATAACTCTGTACTCTGGAACTCTGGTAGGGACGAAGATAAAGCAATTGCAAGGGAAAGAAAAAGAAGACTACATTATGTAAGTAATGTGTTAGTTGTTTCTGACCCAGCAAATCCGCAAAATGAAGGTAAGGTATTCCTTTATAAGTTTGGTAAAAAAATCTTTGACAAAGTCATGGATGTTATGCAACCACAATTTGCCGATGAAGAACCAGTAAATCCATACGATTTCTGGGAAGGCGCTGATTTTAAAATCAAAATCAGAAAAGTTGAAGGTTGGGTAAACTATGATAAGTCAGAATTCAGTGCTCCATCAGCTTTATATGAAGGTGATGAAAACAGACTGACTGAAGTTTATGAAAAACTTTATTCTTTACAGGATTTCTTAAAACCAGAAAACTATAAAACTTATGATGAGTTATCAATGAAGCTTAATAAAGTATTAGGTATTGATGCAGGACACGCTCCAGCAGCAGCACCGGTAATGAATGAAGCTCCAGCAGCTCAACCAGTGAATGACCCTGCGCCTTTTGCAGATACAGAAGATTCATCGTCGGACGAAGATGATACACTTAGTTATTTTGCTAAATTAGCAAAAGAAAGTTAATTTAATTCGGGATTTGAGTGGAGGGAGTCGAAAGGCTCCCTTTTTTTAATCTGAGTTATTACCAAATAAACGGCTAAAAAGACTTGGTTCTTCTTGTTGTATGATTACAGTATCTCCACCTTGAATAGATTGTTGATACATTTCGTTGCTAATAGGAGCTCCGTCCTGACCTAATGCTTGCATTTTTAATCTATCACCTTCTTCTGATAAACCTTTAATATAACCACCATCATTTGTTCTTCCATCAGCTTTTGCTTTTAAACTTTCCATAGCCTCTATTTTTGCAGATTCATTAGCCATTTTTGCATTAAATGCTTCTGTGAATCCTTCTACAGGTGAGAATAAATTTTTAAGAGCTCCAACCGCACCAGCTGCGACAGCTTTAGGGAATGCTGTAATTTTCATAAACATTTGCATTAATGATATACCAATATTTTTTACTAATCCACCGATGCCGATATCAGCTATAGTATCTCTTACTTTATTTAAAAGATTAATTACACCATCAGCAACCATGTTATATAAATTATCAAAGAAATCAGCAAATGAGAATTTTGCAAATTTTTCTCTTATACCATCTACACCTGGTATTAAATCAATTATGAATCCTAGTGCTTGTTTTAAAAAGTCTAAGAATGAGCCAATTAATAATCTAAAAGCGTCTCTAATACCACCAAAATAACCACGTATAATTTTATTAGCCAAATCTTCTTCTTTCTTCACATCGCTTATAAAACCTTTTAAGAACCCGAATACCAAAAGAACCGGCCATAATAGTTTACCAACTACTTGTCCTATTCCTCTAAATAATCCTTGTATTCGAGTAAAGAAACCAAAGAATCTAGATAATGGACCTTGTTTAGCAAATAATTCTTTTATCCTATTTGCAGCTTTTGTGAATATATTTGCTTTACCGCTTGAGCTAAATAAACCTGCAATTTTATCAGCAACACCTGCAAAGAAAAACGATAATCCTGTGAAAGCTCCTCTTACTTTATTGATTACTATAGTAAATGGCTTTTTAATAAAATTAACTAAACCACCTAAGACTCTAAAAATAAATCCTTGAGGAGAAAATGCTAATTTTGCATCAGCTAATGCTTTAAATGCAGTAGGTGCACCAGTAATTAAACCACCAATAGCTAGACCAAGAGCTTTTACAAAATTATATATGTTTTTACCAAATGTAAATAAGTCTTTAAATGTTAATTTAAAGAAATTGATGATTTTACTCATCATGCCGCCAGAACTTCTTCCTTGAAAGAATTTTACAAGTCGACTATTTTTAAAAAACTCAACAAATTGAATTCTAAAATTAGCAAATCCAGTTCTTATTGCTCCAAATAATTTATCAAATTTGAAAAATGTAAAAGCTTTTTTAGCTACGTTTGATATGCCTCCACCTATTGCTTTTAATGCATTAACGTATGGTTTAATAAAACCTTGGACTAGACCTATTACGAATCCAACTAAAGCTGTTCTAAATATCATTCCTATTATACTCATGCCATCTTTACCTTTAAAGGCATCTTGTAATAGTTTATATTGTTTCTTTAATTGTTTAAATTGGTCAAGAAGAGTATCGTTTCTTTCTTCATCTCTTTTTGCATTAGCACGATTTCGTAATAATTCTTCTCTATGCTCTTCAAGGTCTTCTAATCTGCCTTCTCTTAATGCAAGTATTAATTCATTTGTTGATTGCAACTGAGCATTAGACATGTTATGACCTTCATTTTGAATATACTCTTGAAGCTCATTTGAATAATGAACAGCTTCTTCTTGAAGTGCTGTTTGGTCTTGATTCATTTGATTAAGCTTATCCACTACGTGGTCAAGCGTACTCTTTACTGGTCCATCTCCTGTTAATGCCATTTAAATCTTCCTATTTACCGCCAAATGCTTTACCTGCTTCAGATATACCAAATGCACCAAGTGTGACTACCACAAATGATGTATATATTGTTTCAGAAACTTTTAAGTCCATATCCCATACTAGTGCTGTCACTAAGTCTGTTATACCAAATATAGTCATTAGTGTAAAAGATATAAATCCAATAATTGCTTTTTCATTTAAATCATTATCATCTAAAAACAATTCTATGAATCTTCTTTTACGAGGTGCTAATTGCTCTCTTGCTTTTTTAGCTTCCTCTTGCATTTCTGCAATTGTATCTTCTGCTGCATCGAGTTTCTCGATGAGCGCCATATACTTATCTAAATCTATTTCGACTTCATTTCTACTGTTATCTTGTCCTTCAGCCATGTCATGCTCCCATTCTTCTTTGCTCGTTTTTTATACGCTCATTTTCCTTCTCTATATGTTCCTTGAGGAGAGCGATATATATCTCCCTTTCCCACGGTACCATATCATTTAATTCTGTCAAACTATATCCATGATGTTGCATCATAGCAAAGTTAGACTTGTAATGGTTTACAAGACTATCGTGCGAAAGGCCTACGTAAAAAAACTTTGAAGTCCTCTTAGTTCCTGTGTTTGTTCCTTACCGCAACTGCACGTGTATTCAATTGTTGTACCTAGTGTTGGTTGACTTTGAAAAAAGTCTGATAATTTCATAAATTGTACTGAACTTAAAGATTCAACAAATTTAATTAATGATTGTTTTGTTTCATTTTCTGCTGGATATACATCATCAGCATCAAATATTGAATCAATACAAGCAGTTATCATTCCTAATGCATTTTCTACATTTTCCTCAGCATCAGCCATTTTAGAGACTGCATTTACTGATGGATATTTCAATACTACACCAACATCACCGGTCAACATAATTTTAGTTTGTTCCTCAGTTATTACTGGATGTTCAATATCTTCAAAATTGACATTTACATCTGTAATACCGTCACATTCTTTATCACTACATTTTACTCGTAAATCAATTGATTCACCAACTGATTTTGACCTTAATGCTAAAAATAATGATTCAATGTCAAACATTGGTAATTCATCTACATTTAGCTCAGTCAGAAGACAAGCTTTAATAACATCTACAACAGCCTTCATAACAACCTCTTGGTTATCAGACTCCATAGCCATCATTAATATTTTTTCTTCTTTCACTAAATATGGTCTATATTCAACTGTTTCTCCAGTTGATGGTAAAACCATACTATACCTCGCGGTATTTAGCTCTGGTAAAGCCATAATATTCTCCTATATTATTATCCAAATATGGATAGCGCACTTTTAATTAAGCTACCCGTACTACTTATCGCGCCTTCAGGCACGTATCTATCATAAGCAAAACTCACATTTAATCTACTAATAGTATTTTCACTCTCATTAGAAAGTGGTATTTCACTCATTGTCACAGGGAATGCTCCCTCTAATTTTACACCATAAATCGGCGTATTTTGTTCATCTAATTGTTGTATGATAACATCTGTGACTATGTCTTCTTTATAAGCTATACAGTATTTATCATTATCAACTATATTATTTATCCATGCATCAAACATCGTTTTCATATGATAATCATTTGTTAATAAAAAAGATAGTGATACATCGTCTGTTAAATAACCATAAGGTACTTTAACTAATTGTTTTACAGTTTGTACATCTAATGTACTTATTTGTTTTCCTGGTATTGATACAGAATCGCAAAGTAAAGAAATATCTCTTGGGTCATTTATTAGATTTTTTGCACTAAAATTACCTGATATTGCTGAGGCAATAGCACCCTGTAAATTTCCATTTAAAAGACTTCCACTTGGTGGTGTAAACATAACATTAAATCTGTTAGCTTTTGCTAATCCACCTTTTTTAGATATTGTCGATTTTAGTTTATCTATATCGCTCATTTTTTCTTTATATTCCTTGTGTAATAAGCTTTAGTATTTTTAATACTAATCCCACCAGGACTTCTTGCTTGTTTAAGACTTTCCTGCCAAATAGCTGTTTTACTGCTTTTCTTAAATTGTTCTACTGGTAAAAATATTGCTATTTCCCAATCTGTCATTGGTACTCTTGCAAATTGCGAACGTACATTTGTTCCTAAGTAATGTTTAAAGCATGGTCTAAATTCTTTAAACTTTCTTACACCACTTATTAAATTATATCTTAAACCAGTAAGACGTGAACTTTCTTTTGGATTTGGTGGTCCAAACGCCATAAGGTCATCTAAAAATTTAGCCCTAGTATTATATGGCAAATAATGTAGATTTAATCCATAAAATCCACCAGGTGCTCCATCAACTAATACTGTCAATGGGAACCTATCATAATATGGTAAGGTTGCTTTATGCTTTGGGTCGTAGAAATACATGTACATATTACCACGAATTGTATTACCAGTTTGCTGTAAAGCTGTGTCTTTTAAAAGACCTTGCCTTGATACTTGCAAATTTTTAACATTATTTTGAAACCATTTACGTGATTGTCTTGTGCGCGCTTTTACTCCTGCTCTAAACGCATT